CATGCGAAGTGGTGCCGCGTCCCCTGCTGGAACAGACGCCAGATCGGGCTTTCGATCTGCTGCGGATCGCCGACCTTCCAGAACTCAAGCCCCGAAACCGGGTCTACCTCCGTTTCGACAAGGCCCTTAGAAGGGGTCGAGGTGACGGCGATCACGAAGTCGGCGAAGGTTTCGCCCCGCGCGTCGGCAAGCCCCAACGGGTCGCCCTGCCCTTTCACGTTGGCGGTCATTTCGTCATACTCGTCCACCAAGCCGAGGCTGAAACTGTCAGATTTCAGGCTGGTCGATGACCCCGCATAGCCGAGGCGGACCTTGACGCCCGCGATCCACTTTTGCGTTTTCTTCGACGCCTTGCCCCTTGCGACCTTGGCGGCAAGCGTGGGGGCCTCGTCCAAAAGCCCCATCAGGCGCGGCTCGAACTGATCGGTCACAAAATCCTGCGACGGCCCGACATAGAGGATCGGTGCGGGCCTCTGGTCCAACCGAGCGCCCATCACGTCAAGGAACGTCTCGGTTTTGCCCGACTGAGCGGCGGTGACAGCCACCACCCGCTTGTATTTGCCCTCGTGGATCGCCCGCCCGAAGGGGATCAGATAGCCTGTGATCTGCGGGTTGCGTGGCCCCGGCCAGCCCGTTGTTGGCGGATAGGTTCGGTTCGCCGCCCCCCACTCGTCAGGATAGACCTTTCGTGAGGGTTTCAGGAGGATCGCCGCCGTTCTGCACAAAGCCCGAAAGTTTTCCGAGCGCTGCGGCGATGTTTTCTTGCGCTTGGTCAAGGTTCTTCTCGATCTGCTTGCGAAGCGCCATGTCGCGCGTGATTTGCGCGGGCAGGCCCTGGAACTGCTGCGCGACGAACGTCGACAGCATCATCATGGCCTGCTGTGCTTCCTCTTGCGGGATCAGCTCGCGCTCCTCGCGGGCAAGCCGCATTTCGATCTCCCGCGCCCGCGCGTCACGCACCCGGTTCTCGGCCGCATTCTGTGTGCGGTCACTGGCCTTCTCTTTGAGGAAGCGGACATAGCCGCGCACCGCGGATACCAGCGTCGTGTGGCCGTATCGCGTCTTCTCGATATAGCCTTCCTTAATCAGCTGCCGGATGCGCTCGGCGGTGAGGTCCAGCAACCGCCCTGCCTGCTCGATTGTGATTTCGCCCTGCTTCTGTTCGGCAGTTTCTTTGCCTTCGGCCATGTTCTCGCACCGTGTGGAGTTGGAAGCCAATCCGAGAGGGATTAGACCGAGTAAAAGGTCGATAGGTGTCTGGATGGAAACGAAAATCTCGAAACTGAGAGCCGCCGCCGCGTCAAGCGATTGGACCCTCGCGCTTCGCATTGCGGCCCGCTTTCCTGACTTGGGAGAGCATGCCGCCACCATCGTCCGCGCCCATGAGGCAGGCCATAACCCGCGCTTCTATCGGAGCCTCGGCAAAGACCCTGACGCGCTGATTGCTTCCGGGATCGACGCCCTGAAAGCCCGCTACAAGATCGCCTGATTGGCGGCGCGGCAAGAAACCCCACCGCGCCAGCCTGCTTCATTCTTCGTCCATCATCGGGCCAGCCTCGACCGTGCCGACTGCCGCCGTCGCCGCCCGCGCATCGCCTTTGACAAATACCAACACGTTCTGGTGCGTCTTGCCGATCTTCCGCCCCACGTCGAACTGCTTCCCAGCCCGGATCGGGAGCGACCCCGCCGCCGTCACGAGGATCGCCTCGTTGTAGAACGCAAGGCCAGCGCGCCGGAACGCCTCAACCGTGTCAGGCACAAAGCCGTAGTATGCCCCGTCCTTTCCCCTGACCTCGCCCACCACGAAGCAGGCGAAACGATCCGGCAGCAGAAGCTTTGCCGCCTCGGCCACAATCTCGAAATAAGCCTCGCGGAACGCCGCATAGGGCAGCGTGGAAAGGTCAGCCGGATCGTCGCTGTAGACCTCAAGGTCTGCATAGGGCGGGCAGGAAAACAGGAAGTCCGCCTGCACACCCGCCGCCAGCGCACCGATTTCGCGGCTGTCGCCAACGATCCGCTCCGGGCGGGGATCCTCGCATATCGCCTCGGCCTGCAAGCGGTTCGCCTCGATCTGTTCGGGCCGAAGGTCAACACCAAGGTATCGCCGCCCCAGTTTCGACGCGACAATCCCTCGCACAGAGCCGCCTGCAAATGGGTCAAGAACCAGACCACCCGGTGGGCAGAACCAGCGATAGGCAAGTTCGCACAACACAGGGTCGAAGATCGACGTGCCGCTGATCGCGCGGCCCGCACCGTCAAAACTCTCCATCGCCCCGAACGTCAGTCCTGCAGGAAGGGTTTCAGCCCTTCGCCGCGCCGCGTCCTCGTTGAACTTCGCCCAACCGCCTCCCCCGCCGCCCGCAGGTTCTGCATTCGCACGACGCCTGCGGCCCTGCTGCTGGATAGCTGTGAGGCCGGATTGATTGTCGAATGTCGTTCCTTTCTTCCGGGCCATTGGTCAAACCTCCCGCCCACGGCCATCGCCGCGCGCCTTGGTCTGTCCATAGTTCGCCGCTGGACGCGGGCTTCCCCCTGGGGAGGCCTTTGCCGCCCGCATCCTGTCGAGTGGCCGCGCTGATCCGCCCGGTGCCGCCTCGTTGATCGAACCCTCGCCCCGGCCCAGCTCCGACATGATGCCAAGCCGCAGCCATGCGCGCTTCCTATCCTGCCACCAGCCATCGCGAGCGGACAGCACAGAGAAGGGCGGCACCCCGAAGCGGTCGGCCAAGCTGACGCGCAACGGATCAGGATCAGCCTGTGGTTCCGGCGCATCTTCGCCATCGATCGATGCCAGCGCAGCCGCCAGCGTTTCGTCATCGAACCCGGTCAGGTCCATGTCAAAGCCTTGGTCGGCAAGCCAACCGAGTTCCAGCTTCAACATTTCGCCGTCCCACTCAGACTCGATAGTCGTCTGATTGTCGGCGATCACATAGGCGCGGCGTTGCGCCTCTGTCCAACCCGTCACGTCGATCACCGGGACGGTACCATCAGGCAGCACATGCCCGCCGGGAAGGCGGATCGTGCCGCCATCGGCGTAGATCGACAGTGCCGCCAGTCGCCGCTTGTGGCCCGCGACAATGCCCTGCCCGTCCACCAAGATCGGCGACGTCCAGCCCATCTCGCCGATGATCGCCACCAGCCGAGCAACCACCTCCGGACTGTGGACCCGGGTGTTCCTCTCATACGGAACAAGGTCCGCAACCCGGCGCAGCGCAACCGTCACAACCGCATCCGCATGCGGCTCAGAATTGTCTTTCGTCATTTTGGAGAATCGCCCCATAAGGCCGCCACCCATCGCGATGGGAGGGAGCGACCAGAAGCGAGGGCGTGGTCGGCGGGAATGCCTCGAAAACATGCCCCGTGCGAAAGGCCGTTTGCGCGGCCCGACGCCTCCCGACATGGGAAGCGCACCGCCCCGAAATGACCCCGCAGGACCAAGTCAAAGCCGGATTTAGAATTATTCAAAAACGCTCGAAAACCGGGGGGTTCCCTACCCGCTACGTTCCGGCCCTGTCCCGGTCCCTACATGGGGTGGGGCCTCGGCCTCTTGCCCCTGCCTGCCCTCCTGCGCTTTGCCCCTGCCCTGCCCCCTTGCCGTGCGGGTGCGCCTGCCCTGCCATTGGTTGCTGCTGCCCCGCACGTTGCGCGATGCGCTGACCTGTGATTGGCCATGTCCTGCGCGCTTGTGGTGAGGGGGGAGGGGCAAGCCCTCCCTGTTGGTGTGTCTCTCCCTCTCTATGGGTATCCACTCACGTTGGTCGTGATGCCTTGTGGCGCATTGCTTGCGCGTGGTGGTGAGTCAGGCGTTTAGGAGGCGGGACATTTCGTGCAGGGCGCGCTCTGGCAGCTTGGTGCGAACCAGTTCTTCGAATGCGACTGCGCTTGCGCCTCTGATCATTTCGGCCGGGACAGATGGACCGTTCTCGCGGCGGACGGGGAAGCGGGCTTTGCCTACCCGCGTCATGACGTGGCCCTTGAAGGCCAGCTTGCCTGAGTTCCATCTCCCCCCGTGGATGAAGGAGCCTTCGTATCGCTGCCACTGGCCCCATGCCTTGACGCGCACCCCCCACTTGAACTGGACGGGCTTGAACTCGCGCAGGGAGACGGGGCGACCGTTGGCGATGATATGGCCCTCTATCGGGCCTGAGCCCTTTTGGGTGGGCTTGATGACCTTGATGCTTTGCAGGACGATCTTCCGGGGGATGCCGGACTGACGGACGATTTCGCGGACGGCGCGGGTCTTGACCATATCGGTGATCCGCGAGACGGCGCGGACCATTCCAACGCGGGCTTGCCTCTCACCGAGCGCGCCCACCATGTTCTCGAAGCGGCGCATTTCGTCGTCTGCGAAGCGGACTTGCAGGTGCATCGGTCGCCTCATGTTTGCTGAAACGAAACGGGGCGGGCAGCGATCACCAACGCCACCCGCCCCGGCTCACCCACCGCAGTGGCGGGGAGACATCGCTGTCATGGTTCTTCCCGACGGGATCACAGCCTTTCGGCGATCCACCGTTGCCCCGGAAAGCACAAGGGCGGGTATGTGCCCGCCCTCAACCCACAATTTCTGCGATGATTCGGATATTCCATAGGTTTCCGACTCTCACAATATCGAATTTCTCTTGACGCCTAGTCGACCTCGATCTGGCCGAAGTGCGCAGGGACGCGGAAGCCGCGCGCATCCCACGCATCCGCCACCGCGTCGAGCACTTCCGCTAGGTTGGCCGCAAGGGCTTTGCGCTGGCGGTCGGGGACTACCATCTGTCCGTTCCGCTCAACGATCCACTCGTGAGACACAGCCAGCGCGGTGAGTGTCCATGCGAAGATGCACACCGAGTCCATGATCTCGATTGCCGGGATGGGGGCATGGCGGCCCACACGCTTATGGCCACGGGCGGGGCCGACCGGATAGGTGAAGGCTGACAGGCGCTGCACGGCCTTGCGGGCGGAGGACACCATGCGGAGCATTTCGACCTGCCGCTCGGTCACGCCCCCTGCCCCGGTGCTGCCGCCGTCCACATGCTCGCGCAGGAATTCCGACCCGCCCGCGATGGTGATGGTTTCGGCATAAGCGCCGTAACACTGGCCCACAGCGCGCTGGTAAGGCGTGAGCTTCAGCTTGGGAGAAAGCAGGGTTGATACTGCCGTGACCTCCCCCCGTGCTGTCTCGCGCTCCCGCTTGCCCCCGATGAGCCGAGAGAACACCTCCCCGTTGGTCTTTGCCCGGATGGCGGTCTGCCCGCCTTGAGCGAGGAAGCGCCGCAGCTGCGCCGCCTTCTCGTCATCAGCCTTACGGGCGGCGCGTTCCTGCTCGCGCCGACCCATATCCTCGCGGCGGCGCTGGATGAAAGGATCATCAGAAGCCATCGCGCTCCCCATACATATCATCCGCCCATGCCTGCATTTGCTCCCGCAGGCTGTCGGGCAGTTCGGACGGGCGGCAGGCGATGACGCCCCGGCGCTGCCACAGGGCGCGGCAAAGCTTCCACATGCCCACGGCGCTCAATTGGCGCGGGCCGCGCGGGGTGATCTTGCGCTTCTCGACGGTGAAGGAGACAGGCTTCCGCATTATTTCACCTCAATTTCGGCAAGGCCCGCAGGCGTGATTTCGTAGATATTGGCGTGCTTGCCCTTGGCGCTTGACGCCACGAGGCCATTACGGGCGAGGCGGTAGAGAAGCGCCTGCAACTCTTCGTCGGGGATGCCTGTCTTGCGCTCGATCTCCGAACGGATAAGCGGGACAGCGCACTTGCGCCCTTTGTGCCAGAAGGCGGCAAGGATCTGGGTTTCGGTCGTCATGCTGCGTCCTCTTGGAATTTGCCGACCTCGTTGCCGAAACAATCGAAACCTTCGCGCTCTTGGCGGCTGAAAAGGTCGATGGCCCGCACATGCGGGGCCATGCGGCGGGCGTGGCCATAGGCCATTTCTGGCTTGCGGCTATGCTCGCGCGCCGGGGCATCGAATCCACTCGGGATGCCACGGTCTTGGATTTTCGGATTTCCAATGCGGCCAATCAGGTAGGGCTCGTTGGTCGAGCGGAGCCAATATCCCGGCCCAAAGCGCATTTTGCCGCTTTCCGTCCGCTTGGACCATGATCCGGCAGAGACGAAGGTGAAGCCCCACGCCTTCATGGTTTCCAACGCCTGCGGCAGCATCGGGTTCACTCCCCACAGCCAGATCAGGCAATCAGGGGCGGCGATATGGGCCACAGGAAGCGCCTGAATATCCGAAAGGGACATGCAGGCGTATTGGCTGGACGGGTTCTTCTTCTCCCCTTTCTTGCTGTAGTTCCGGAAGGACCACGGGGGATCGGCGACGATCAAGCCGTAGCGGAGCCGCGGTATTTGGTCGAAATGGGTGTAGATCACGGCTGCACCCCGTGCGTTGATGGAGCATTCATGCGCGCAACAGAGCCTTTCCGCGCTGGCCGCAATTCCGGCAGCGCCATTGGATTTCGGTTTGATAGGGGAACAGCGAAACGCAGGGCCTGTCGGCCTTCACGCGGTTTCGGCTGCATTCTGGACAGAACGTTTTGCGGGAGCCTTCCTTTGGGGCCGGAAGGCCCGCCCGGAGGATCGCGTCGAGGTGTTGGTCCGTTAGCGGCGCATGCATGGTCAGAAATCCATCGCGCCTTGAGTGTCAGAGAGGGACCACACCCTGTTCAGCGCCATATTGACGCCGAGCTTCTTCTCGCCCACGCCGCCAAAACGCGCCTTTGCGAGAATGACGTCCATTTGCTCCGCGCAAGAGCGCAGCTGCGCCTCGTGATCTGCCATCTTCTCGTGATCGACTTTGCCGTCCTTACCGCGCGGCGCGCCCATCCGTTCCAGCCAGTAATGCTCACGGTGGCAGAACAGGATCATGTCCGCGTCCTGCTCGATCTGACCGGACTCCCGAAGGTCAGAAAGGCGCGGGCGCTTGTCGTCGCGCTCGCCAACCATCTTCGAGTTGACCTGAGCGAGGGCGACGACAGGAACCTCCAACTGCTTCGCCAGCGCCTTGAGGCCCATCGACACCTCGGCCACCATCTGAAAGCGGTCTTTGGCGGGGGTGCGGACTAATTGCAGGTAATCCACGACGATCAGGCGAAGGCCGCTGAACCTGTCGTTGACCTGCCCCGCCCACCGCTTCTGGATCCGCTTGGCCGTGGCGAAGATCGCGCCGACGTCGCGTATATGAGCGCCAGAAATCTCAATGGGCAGCGCCTGGACCTTCTTCGCGGCCTCGATGTAGCGCCGCCCTTCGTCCTCGGTCAAATTGCCAGTTCTAAGGTCACGGTAGGGAATGCCGCACTCTGGTGAAATAACGCGCTGCGCAATATCCGCGTCACCCATCTCGAGGGAGAAAAACATCACGCCGGCACCTTGCGTCGCAACGCCTTTGGCGATCTCCACGGCCAGCGCGGTCTTGCCCATAGAAGGGGCCGCGCCGACGATGATCAGGTCTGGAGAGAACAGGCCACCGGTCAATTCATCCAGATCGCGGATGCCTGTTTTCAAGCCGCCGCCCTCGCCCTGATAGGCCGCAAAGGTGCGATTGACGGCAGAGGTTGTTGCGGCAAGGAAGGATGTGCTGGGCTTCCTCACCTCGACCAGCGCAAGGGTGGCGCCTGCGGCTTCTATCACCCCTTGGACGTCCGCCATATCACTGCCCGATCGCAGCTTTCCCTCAGCGTCCTTAATCGCTGTGAGCATCACCCGGCGCTGGTGGACGTCGAGGATCGTCAGTGCGTAGTCCCGGGCCCCTTGAGGCGATATCGCCGCCCCGGCTAGGCGGGCGAGATATGCGGGCCCACCAAGTTCGCGTAGACCCTCATCGCCCTCCATGGCGTTCTTGAGCGTGACCGGGCTGGCGAGGTGATCAGCTTTGATCCGGATGGCGCAGTGCTGCCAGATGCGCTTGTGGACCGGATCGAAAAACATGTCATCCAGCAGAATATCGGAAACGCGGTGGAAAACTTCGTTGTGCAGCAGGATGCAGCCGAGAAGCTGCTGTTCAGCCTCGATGTTGTGCGGAGCGGTTTCAGGTTCTGGGCGGAGCGTGGAAATCGCGTTCATTGCAGTCACCACAGCGCATTCTGGCTGGCCGCAGCCCGCATTTCAGCCAGATCGCGCTGGACCTGAAGGCGCATTTTTTCGCTGATCTGCGGTTTCGGCGCAGGCCTTTCCTTGCCGTAATTCTGCTTGCCGACCTCGACTGCGGCGCGGTGACGATCAGCCTCCTCAGCCGCAGCGCGGCGGCGGGCCTCGCTCATGTCGGCAGGCTTGTTTCGTGGATTGTTTAGCGCCGTCCGGATCCAATTCCGCCACGTCGCCAGCCAATCCAGCTTCACGCCATCCTTGCCAGGCTTGGCAATCCAAAAATCCCGGAACTTCTCAGCTTCTGAGGCAATGAGATGCTCCGAAGCACCCATCGCTTTCGCCGCTTCCCGGTATTCGTCCGGAATGGTCCAGTCGCTCGGAAGCCGAGAACCTCGATCAGATTTTTTTGAAGAAGCGTTAGCTTCTTCTTTTTCTATATGGTTCTGGTTCTGGTTCTGTATGGCTTGGTTTTGGCTTTGCCGTGGCTCCTCTATGTCATTGTTTTTTCGTGGTTTGCTCGCGTTTTCACGCTGCTTTGTCTGCATTGATTTCAGGCTATCTATCTCTTTATCGGCCCGAAGATTTCCGAGATAGCCGTCCGATACGGTGACCTTGCCACCATCGATCATTGATTTGCGAAGCGCGTTCCAGCGCTTCACCGAGCAACCCAAATGCCCAGCAATGAAGCGCGGATCATCTGTCAGCTGACCGCCGTGCATGTAGATCAGGTCGAGCAAGAGTCGGTATGCGGCCTTGACTTCGAAATCCATCCCGACAGTCCCCTCAAAGAAATCGCGGGGATAGGCCTTGTAGTAAGGTAGCCCGTTCATTGACCGAGCCCTTTCGCGCTGTTATCTTCTGTTTCAGCCATTCGCGTAGTCTCCGTTATGCGCGTCATGTCAGGCCCGGAGCGGTGTTGCGTCACCGCCCGGGCTGCTCTGTTTCTGGGGTTTCTTCTGAAAGAGGCCGGGGGCCGTGGTGAGCAGATGCTCTTTGCGGAAAGCCACATCTGCAGACACGCCTTGCTTGATGCGCATCCACACAGTTCCGTATTTGAGGCCAAGCTCCTCGCACCACGCCTTTAGCGGTTTGCGTTCGCCCTTGAATTCGACGTAGAGCGTGTTCTTCTTATTGCGCTGTTGATCCTTGGCGGTCGTCCATTGGACATTCCCCGGCTCGTAGTGGCCATGAGGGTCAATCCGATCAACGCTGTATTCCGGGCCGGGCTTTGGGCCGATATCCGCGTAAAATTGCGCGAAGGAATCGAACAAGACTCGCACCCCAGAGCCGCCATATCGATGGTATGTCTTGTCCTTTTGGTTTTCGCACCGCCGCTTAATACCAGACCAAGTGGTGTATTCTGGGGAGCGTCGCATACCGTGTGTTACGCTACGCTCTGCAACGACTTGCGCAGCCCTCTCGCGCATGTAGCAACCGCATGAAACCTGAGCACCGCTGGTGATCGATGACTTCCAGACGGTGACCTCGCGCCCGCAATCACAGACGCAATCCCAACGCGTGTTTTTACCCTCCGAGGGTGCTTTCGCCGTTACGGTGAGCCTGCCGAACCTCTGGCCAGTAATGTCAATTAGCCTTGGCATTTTTGGCCTTCATAAAAAGCCCTTGGGGTAGGTCGGTGAGAAAGTGCGCTTTGTTTTCTTGGCCGCACGAGAAGGACCACAAGGCAGCAGCATCAGCGGCGTCCAAGCTTTGCACATCCCAACCCAAAGCACGGCAGCGGGCAAAAACGATGCCCTTGATTGCCTTCTTGGCCGCCTTCTGGTCGAGGTGAGGGAAGTCCTTGGCAGTCATG